AGGCTTGTTGAATCAACGCCTCACCAGTATTGTCAGTATCCGCCACATCGACATCAAACAAAATGTCGATGGCTCCACCATACGTGAACGCTTCAGCAGTGGAAAATTCAACCCATATGTCCTTCACATGGTATTTCTGAAACATCACTGACACTTGCTGCAACTGTGCCATGTTAGACGTTGACGGGTTGAACTTCAACTCATAAAGTACACCCCCGACAACATTGTTGGCAGTGGTAGTGGTCAACATCGTAAGATGGTCACTGCCAACAATCGTCATGTCACCATTCGCCTTCGAAATTTCACGCCGTTGCCAGAACTGTCCCATGGGCGGCGGCGCTATACCACGCTGCCCCATGCCCGTTCCCTTTGACATTGGACCAGCATATGCTGAACGAATGCCACGACGTTGCCCACCAAGATCGTGCATTTTCATCATCTTTTGTTCAACACGCGCAACCGCTTCAACAGCACGCGCAGCTGAAGCGACACTTTGACCAGGCGCACGCCCCAGGGAGGGCATACCACGAGATGGCTTGGCATACACCTTCTTCTTCTTGCCCTTCTTGGCCGCTTTGCGAATGGTAGATGATCCCAATCTAACAGGACCATCACCAGCATGATTGCCAGCACCAATACTACTCACAACGTCCTGGCCATGCACTGGCACACCATCGCCCCACGGGCCATTTCCTTCAATGGCACGAGCAGCATGCTTTACATCACGGGTGGCCGGCATACGGAACGGCCCACCCTGGTTATTCAACGCATGACGCACATCATGACTCTCTGGAACCGCAATTGGCCCACGTGTGCGCTTGCGCATGCGCTCAGTCGCTCCAGTACCACCGACTGCATTCAACACAGCACTAGATACCGACCGAGGCACCGCTTGAACCACACGATCCACAACAGGAGCAACATAAGACACCACACGATTGAAAGCATTGCCAGCAATTTGCGACATCCGGCTATGCCTCCGTGGGTCAACAGGATGCAATTCACCACGCAATTGTGGGCCACCTGATGGCGGCAAAGCCATCATGTCCACAACCTGAGGCCCATCACCCTTCTTGGCACCCGAACCCAACATACCAATCGCATCTTGTCCACTCTGACGTGGACCCCATCGCGAATTTTGCTGACGCATTTGTTCACCCAATGGGGTGCCACTACGCTCCACTGCGGCGCGCCACTTCGTAGCAATCTCATTGCTCGAAGCTTTGCACGCATCCGCATACAAACGCTGTTGTTCAATGATAGAACTCGCTTTCGCAAGCTCAAGTTCCTCAATACGCTGGCGAAGCATGCCAATTTGCGAATCTCGCGTTGCAACCTGTGCGCGCAACTTGCATGCATACTCTTCCATACGCCGTGAAGCGTCAGCCATATGCTTGATGTACTGACACGTTTTTGCAATGTTGTCATCGACCAACTTCTTAGCCTGGTCGACAATAACGCGACACACATCACAACGCACACTATGTTCGAGCTGGCCGACACGCGCATCAACTGATGCAACACGTTGTGTCTGTGCACGCTCAACCTTTTCCACTTCAACGTGCCAGCGCGACTTACCAACAGAAAATCCATCAGTACCCATATCCGAGTCACTCCCCGTTACCAGTCGCGACATACGAGTGCGGCCAACAGGACCATCACCCTTCGAATTACCAGCACCAATGGATCCAACGCGGTCCTGACCCGTTAAATCCCACGAAGCCATGCCACCGATCATCACTACAAATGCAGCATTTTCTTCGACATTGACCACCAATGGCGGGCCTGGCGGAACTGGCAACCGACGCCCCGCATCATCAAACGCGGGAACATTGTCCCACTTGCCATTCCTAAACACTAGTACTTGAGGTCCATCTCCTTTAGAGTTTGCCCCGCCAAGCATACCAACAATTTCTTGTCCTGTCATTGCACGCAAACAAATTAGCTTTCGAATTGCCACTAATTGTACATCCGAATTGAAGGCCTCAATACCCGTATACAAATAACGAATAGTTGAGTCGGAAAGCAGGAAAGGAACTTCCACTTCAACAATCCCATAGTGTTGACACAACCATGAGGTGTATCTACGAACAATGATACGTGTGTCCTCATTCCAGTACTGATCTACAAGAATGCCAGCCGCTTTCTCAAGAAGCTGCATGCCAAGATCACGTGCACCTTGCGATGCGGGATGAAACAACAAACTCGCAAGTCCCTTCAGCGGATCTGGCACTGGCACATAGTGCCCTGACACATACTTGAAACCATGTGACAGAAAACGAACATTCTCGATGTTCGTTAACTCAAGACTCTCCGGCTTTGCAACCATCTTGACACTTGTCATCACGTTGCAAACATGTGTCATGTTAAAACCTTGTGTTTCCGACTCTTTCGAAATCGCAATCAACACATCGTCACCATACGCACGCATCACATTAAAACGAAAGAAATCAGACAATGAATACAATCGTTCTGGATCACCAAGCGGTCGAAGAAACCATGCGAAAACATACAAACGCACGATCACCATGGTGTTGTCTGGCGCTGTAGACAAACACCCACTAGGATTACCGCCACATTTGACAATGACCCAACCACCATCACACACGATCATCGTATTGACAATGTGGTAATACACTTGTGACAACAACATAAACACAAATGCTGAACGATAATTTGGGTGTACAAAATGTGCTCGCATCGCACCACACCCAAACAGTGCTGCTTCAAAAATCGACTGGTCAAACTTGGTGTTGTCAGACCCAGTGATACGGTTCAAAAAACGCAACAACACTTGTGCTGTTTCATTCCAACCACCATGAAATTGAGTCGCACCAATCCATGACGCACTACGATTCCCATGTTCATACAAACGCAAATTTTGGTCATACATCACCATCAACGATGCGATGTAATGTTCTATTGGCGCACAAATAAAACATCGTGGCATTTTACCCCATGGGCGAATTTCTTTCTTGACACGCGAAATCCAAAACATGGGATCAGTCAACAAACGTTCAACACGACCACGCAATTCATCACGGCAATATGTGATGACAAGTGCTTTTGTTGAATACCGCGTGTTCCACGGGTATCCAGGATCCGAATCAGGTGCACGCTGCATAGTCAATGCGCAAGCTTCATCAAAGCTCAATGTATGCGCACCACCCATCATCCGAGAAAAATAGTCACAAACCGGCATAAACGTGGCATCCCACGCACGCTGGTACTCTGGCGTCATTTCTTCACAACGCTCACGCACAAACGTGTTAACAGTTGCATAATTGAACGCCGCATTAGTGTACTGACTAGCCCATTTGCTTTCAATCTCTTCCAAGAGTTCAGGACGTTTCAACTCGTCCAACACAAATTGTGCAAACACACGATTGTAAGCTGGCGCACCATCAGTGCAGCCAACATTCGGCACGTGGCCAACATAGCCGCATCGTAAATCATCCGGTGGATTTGCACGCTGTGCCACACGAATTGCACCTGGACCAACAAGGCGCATTTGCACATAGTTGTCAAGGACTGCTTTTGGCATGTAAGCACTAGACGATGGCCAAACAGCTTTCTCATCAAGCTTGGAAAAAATCCATGAGTACATACGTGCATCAATAGTGGTATGGTGGTTCCAACCATTCTTACCACCATGGGTGTGTACAGCACGCGGCTTGCCACTTTGTCCCCACAAACAACTGCCTGAAACACCAGGCCAGGTGTCACATTTGTGCTTACCTTGTTCGACCAGCACAGTACCATTACTACCCAACGGCGTGGTGTCCTTAACAACAACATGTTTTTCGGTCATGTCACCTGCTTCAAGAACAACGAAGCTACGTGCTTCAAATTGCTTCAAAGACGTAATATCAACCAACTCAATCGGAACACAAAAAGCATCTTTTGGCGCCATTGATCGAGCAACATCAGCAGCAATGTATCCTTGCATTCCACTGATCTTTCGTGTAACCAACTGATGATCAACGTTACGATATCGCACTGAATCAGCATCAGCTGCATGACCAGCAGTGATCAATCGCCGCCCTTGATCTGGAGCAGTGTGCACAAAAACACAACACGCGACTTTCTTTCCACCAATGTCCAACAATGTGCCGGTACTACGAATGTCAGGTGTCACATTTGGCCCATCTTGACTAACAACAGACTCTGGTGTTGCGAGAACGGGATATACACGCTCAACTGCACGTTCAGCACGTGATGGATACTTAGGAAGATTATGACAGCGTGTGTGCTCACACTCACGCTGACACTTGTAGTGATGCAACACACACTCTTTCTCTCGGCACCCTGGACCAAACTTGCAAACCGGCAACGCATGCTGGCGAAATTTACGATGTGATTCACTCACATCGTGGCAATCAATGCCTTTGTCACACTTGACAAGCTTGTGGCGATACGATCTGCGATGAACATCACCAAATTCTGCACAATCCTTCTTACTGCAGAATGGCAACTTACGCGGTAAAACAGTTTGAAATCCCTCAGTGTCGGTTTTTTCCCCCTTGGAAACACTAACAGGCAACTCAACAGATTCCGTCTTAGCACTAACGGGCACGCTAATTGGTACAACAACAACGTTGTTTGACACCGGTGCCACAACTGGTGTTGGAACAAAAATTGGAGTGTCCTTCTGGTCAAGAAAAATCTTACCAAAACCAACACCAAGCAACTGTGCCACTTTCAAGTCAACATTGTACACAATGTTTTCCGGTGGAAAATGACGCATCAACACTGCTTGTGGTGCATCGGTGACAATCAACAACTTCTTTTCCGCGTAACATTTCTTCATCACGCCAAGTTGTTCTTGGTTGTTCGAACTAATTGTAAGATATGTAGCATTCAAAATCTTACTAGCATTGCGC